GCATTGAACTTCTCCGCCATCGGAGATTCCTGAGTACAGGCTGCAAAAGACTCCTCGGTGAACTGAGGGTAATGTACTGGGAGTTCCTCGGCCGGCTCAAGCGGCCCAAGGTACTCGATATGGCCGGCGGGGCTAACTGGTTGCAGGAACTGCTTGTATTCTTGCAGGAACGCGTGGAAGCGCAGGTACTTGATCTGGGACCACATGTCCTTAGGCAGCGGGTCATCGAACACTGTAGCACGCGAGTAGCCGGCCAGCTGCGCGGTTTTACCCAGCAGCCCGGTGAAACAGGTCCCCATCAAATGAGGTACTCGCGGGTCAGCCATGACCTCGGCGTAGATCTTCTGGAAAGTTTCCTCGTATTCCTTGGCGACCTTTTCGTTGGCTTCTTGCAGATCGCTGAGGAACTGCTCGCTCTGCTCCTTCAAGGCCGCCATGGCCGAGAGGGTTTCTGGAAGAGCGTTGATGTCAGTGCCGAAAAGTGCTTCGTACAGTTCCGCCGGCATGTCTTTGTGGTTGTGGGTGCGTTGCAGCATCCGTCCCCAGTTCTCGATGACGTGCAGCGCGATGAAGTAGCTCTGGAACTTCGCCTCTTCCTGAGTGCGTTCGACCTGTTCGAATACTTTCAGAGGATCCCACTTAGCGAGATTGGCACAACGCGCCATCAGGAGCTCGATGTCACGGCCGTAAATGAAGCCTTCCGCAGGTAGAAATTTCTCATCTACCTCGGCTTTGATGCGTTTGTAGGTTTCCAGTTCTTTCTCGCCTTTTTTGTAGTCCATTTCGGTATACCTGTGTTTGTAAGTAAGAAGGATGTCGCTATCGCTCCGCAGTCCATAGCGTGAAAAACCCAACCACTCCCCACCCGGATTCCCTGGTAGTCTATGAACATACCAATAGGAATCCTGAGTGGGGAAATAGTTAAGCGTTGTTTTCTTCCTTGTTGAGAAACATTCCGATGTGAGTATGCTCTCTGAATTTAGGGATCAAGTCTTCCGTGTCTTTACGATCCTCCGTATACAGGTTGCAGATTGTCCCTTCCCGATAGACCAATGCGTCAGTTCCACTCAAGTAGAAGTAACGCACGGGTGTACCTGGATCGATCCATTCAGCAAACGAGTTATGCCAGTCAACGTATTGTTCCACCCCATCCCGTGCAGCGTTCTTGGTGAGGAGTTTACACAGGTTGCCCGTTGCTTTGGTGATGGGGATGAAGTCTTCACCACTACCCCGCTTACCGGTCTGGTATTCGGAGATAGAGTCAGCGCGCGTGGTAACACTTTGCCCACGGTTGTAGTAACTCCCTGTCTCACCGTTGATGGCGTCTGGGTTAACTACGCGATAACCCACACCCTCGTTCTGACGCTGGATGTCACGGCCATCGTTCATCTCACCGCCGCCCGTGGACAGGATAGTCATCTTGTTGCCTTCGATGAAGTAACTGTTCTCCACCGTAGGCATTACGTCTTCTGGAAGACGATAGACGTCCACTGTCTTACGGGCAGTCTCATAACGACCGAGTTTCATGAGTGGGAAAATGTAGAACATACCCTTGCGGTAGTACATCCCCAGCCCTTTACTGTAGAACCCGTATTCCTCATGGTTCTGCATCCAACGCCCCATGTCTACCAAAGGAACAGTAGAAGGGATGGTGACGCGCTGGAAGATGCGATCGTTGTCGAAAGGGTATTCGATATCAACCCCCCTCCAAGCATCGGCGCCTTCCAGGTTGAGTTGTTCGCCGTACTCCGTCAGGATGGTGTGGAGAACTTTGTCCAACTTCGCCATCAGGAAGTTATCGGAGACCTGCTCAACCTTAAGCAGGGCAAAACCCACCTCCAACAATTGGAAGGTTACCGTCACCAGGTTAACGGCGTCCTTCCCCTCCAAGTTAGCCAAGGTAGAGTTACCACCCTGCATGGAAGGATTGTTATCCCCCAACGGAGTAGCTCGATAACGTTTTACCGTTTGTTCGAGACCACTTCGTTTAACCACCTCGATGAAGAGATTGTCTTTGAAGGGCAGGATCTTGTTCTGGTAAACGCCTGGCTGGATGTTGACACTGATCTGTGCGTTGTCACTTCTTCCTTTAGCGAAGTCAGCGAACAACGCAAACCCATCAGGCATGATCAGCTCGATCTGTGCTTCTGGGGTGATCGCCATGGCATCCATTTGAAAGATACGTCGCGACTTACTCTGATCGACCGAGTTTGCATGATCGATCAGGTTCTGTAACGGGCGTGTGATTTCCATAGCGTGTCCTTAAAGCAGCCAGTTCGGATTACCGCCAGAGGACTCAATCCGCGCCATGCTGTCACCGCCCATGTTGATGTTGGGCAGTTGCGCAAAGCCGTCGTTGAGTTGACCCAGCTGCTCCAGGTGGCTCACGAAGCTGATCTCGGCAGAACCCTGCGTACCGATGCTGTACATGCCGAACAACGCAGCGAACCCAGCCAGACCCTTGGCGTTGAGCGCCTGGTCGTTCTTAAAGCGCTCGTTAAGCTCTTGGTCACGCAGATAAGGCTTGATCTGCTTGTAGGGCGTGAAGATCAAGTAGGCTAGGTTCTGGAGCGCGTTCAGCTCCGTCAGGGAGGGGTAGAGCCACCGTTGCTCCAGGATGGTTTCCACCCAAAGGCTGAGATATTCCTGGAGCGATTCGTAAAGCAGCACGATGTTCTTGTTGGGGTTTTTGAACCCCAGATCACGATAGCTCCGCAGGTTTGGCAAAATGCGTAGCATCTGGGTGACCTTCATGGAACGTAACGTAGGCGTCTCGTAGAAAGTGGAATCGTTAGCGAATCCTTCCTTCCAGTGAGTCTCGCGTGTGCGGAGTTCCTCCGTGGTCATCAGAAACTCCGGTGCTACCCATACTTGGAAAGACTGGAACTCCAAGATTTGGTAGAGCTGAATAAGCCGTTCTCGTACAACGTTGTAACGTCCGACTAACATGGCCATTAAAGTGGTCCTCTCAATTTACGTGCTACGCGCAGTAGCAACATAAGAATTGCGCCGTGGTAAAGGCGGTCCTTCTCACTGAGGTCGAAATACGTCTCGCAATAGGCCAGGAGACGCTTGTGGTCCATGACGTCTTTCTTGATGACGTCTACCACGATCTCCTCGAATTCGCCTACTGGAACGCCGTTATAGAAGCTCTCACTGAACACGTAGTTGACAAGGGGCTCTTCGACCGACTTGGTAAAGCGGTCTTCGCCGTCCTGGCTGCTGTACAGCTTAACCGCTCTGTAGCGCTCAGGGTCAGTGGCAACGAAGTAACTGAACTTGCTCGCCCTCAGGCTGCCGTACATGCGGGTCTGCACAATACGGTTGACGTCAACGATAGCTGCGTTTTTATTGCACTCACGCAGCAGGTTGAAATCCTTACGCAGGATCACTTCCCAGATGTTGACATCGCCTCGTCCACCAAACTCACGACCGCCATAGGTGGTGGAGAACTGGTTGATAGTCGGGTAGACGTTACGGTACTCCGACGGGATCACTGCGCACAGGAAGTTAACCAGATACTGATCGTAGATCATCATGCTGGTTTCGTTACGGCGCAGTGCGAAGGTACGCTCCGCTTCCCAGTAGAAGGTACGGAACAAGTAGTTCGAAATGGTTTGTCCCCATTCGAACAGCTTCTTACCTACCTCCAGGCTGTCCGTAGTGACAACAGCAGCGCCGCCGTGCATGGCGGAGTCTTTGCTGTAGGCGTACTCACGGGTAACACGCTGGGTAAGCGCTTCGTGGTAGAACTGGGTCAGCTCTTGCAGGAACTGAACCTCCATCCGATAGACCTTGTTAGCGGTCAGGTTAGGGATGGTAGGGACTTCTGTTACTTGGAACAGGCCCGCCTTGCCATCGCCGATGTCGGCAATGAATAAGGTGTACTGGGTGGGTACCTTGTTGTTGGCAACAAAGAACACTCCCATGGTCTGAGTGCTTTCAGCCTTTTCAGGATCAAAGCTGAACGCCGCATCGCCTTCCTGGAAGAGGATCATCTCATTGATGCGATGATAGCTCTGGTAGACCGGCACATTGCTAGGGCCAAACGGACCGATCTCCTCGTCAGCGGCAGCAGCCGGAATGTAAACTTCTGCCCTGAAAGGAATACCATCCACCATCGTGAGCATACTGGTCTCTGGCTGGAGATCAGACTCGATGATGGAGTGACGATACGACTCACTGAAGGTCTTGGCTGCTTCTGGCTCGGGCGGGGTTACCGTGCCGAGTGTTTTAATGCTAACGGCCATTTCGGGTATTCCTCAAAAGGGTATAAGAGTTGTAGGCGTTGAGGCCCAAGTCCATCATGTACGGCGTCCCGCCATCCGGCACTCGGCCACGGCCGAAGTTGAGACCTTTCAAGATCTGCTTAACGCTTCCCGCCCACGGCTCAGGGAGATCGTCCCATTTGTACCAAGGGAAGAGGTTAACGATCAAAGCCCAGTCTTCTGGATTAAGGCTCAGATCGTCCCAGACGGCCCTGGCGTAGTCGCGAATGGCGTAATCGAGCGTTACCACGGCTCGATACGTATTCTTCATCTCAGGGGCCCTCAGGAGCCTTACAGAGCCATTCTCATCCATGGCCAGGTCTTTGGGCTGGACCAATAGCTCATCACTGTAGATCTGGATCAGGAAAGGTGTCTGGAACTTCTCAAAGACCACCTCACGACGACGCAGCATGTAACGCTTAACGTGCTCGTCCCAGGTGAACCCAGGAATATCCGTGAATACATTGAAGAGTTCTTGGTTCTCTACGTTCTCCACAACCAACCGTACCTGCACCACGGGCTTTACCCACGACTGCATGGGCATGACCCAAGGGTCGTAATCCGGGAGTTTCAGGAAGTAGGGACTCTGGCTACTACGGTTATCCGAGATTGCATTAGCAGCTCCAGACTCCGGGTTAACCCGGATGTCGAACTGCTGCTTATACATCTCTTGCGGCCGTGGGATCCACAGATCGTCGATCTGGTCTTGGTAGACGTTGAGTGGATACTCCAAGTCCCAGTGGGTGAACTTGTTGAAGAAGAAGTAGTACGGGATCTCCACCTCGTACTTGCCGATGATGGATGCCTTGCGCGCTTTGGAGATATGCGCCTGTTCCAGATAAAGACCGATCTGGTTCTTCTTCATGGGGAAGACCAAACGAGCGTTGTTACCT